AACGCCGGTCGTGCTAAGGCCGACTAGCATGACAGAGCAGACGTATCTCATCATGCCAATTCAACTTCGGGAGTGATACCGTGGCGCGCAAAAGCACCAACGTAGAGATTGATCAACGGATAAATACCGTTTACGATCTTCTTTTGCGCGCTTATAATAGAACCCAAATTGTTCGCTATGCTTCGGAAGAGTGGCAAGTTAGTGAACGCCAAGCGGAAACATATATTGCAAGGGCTAGAGATCTGCAAAGACTTGATGCCGAACTAGAAAGGCCGCAATGGCTAGTTGGTGCCATTGCTCGATTGCAGGAGTATGAGCGCGAAGCGCATACCAAAGGCAATCTTGGCATTGCTATCAAGGCTCTAGAAGATCAGGCCAAGCTGTTGCGATTTGAGATGTCGTGAGTCTGCTGTCTGGCATCTGCGAACCAGTGCCGCTGCTTGCGTTCATGCAGCAGCAGACGCCAGAAGACACTGACGACCTAATCACCCGCATCCGCAGCGACCTGCACCCTGGGCAGCTTGCGTTTGTGGATGACACCGCAACCCAGATCCTTGGCATCAGCGCGGGCTATGGCGCGGGCAAGACCAGGGCCCTGTGCGCTAAAGCTGTAACGCTGGCGGCGGTCAACCAAGGCTTTATCGGCTGCGTCATGGAGCCAACCGGACCGCTAATCCGCGACATCTGGCAGACGGACTTTGAAGCGTTCCTTGAGGCGTACGACATCCCGTACACCTTCAGGGCTAGCCCGCTGCCGGAGTACATGCTGCACTTGCCGGGCGGTGATACAAAAATCCTGTGCCGCAGCTTTGAGAATTGGTCCCGCATCATCGGTCTGAACCTTGCATGGGTGCTGGCGGATGAGATCGACACCGTCACGCCAAGCATTGCCAATAAGGCATTTCCAAAGATTCTTGGCCGACTCCGCTCCGGCAACGTACGGCAGTTTGGCGCGGCATCAACGCCGGAGGGGTTCCGGTGGATGTGGAACACATTTGGCAGCGACGAGGCCAAGGCCAGGCCAGACCGGCATCTAATCAAGATGCGCACGGCGGATAACCCACACCTGCCGCCGGACTTCATCGAGCGGCTAGAAGCAAACTACGACCCAAGCCTGCTGCGTGCATACCTTGACGGCGAGTTCGTCAACCTGACAACCGGGCAGGTGTATGACCGCTTCGACCGGGCTAAGCATGTCACAGCCACAGTGCCGAACATCAGCCGCGAGCCGATCAGGGTTGGCATTGACTTCAACGTGGGCAACATGTCTGCGGTGATCGCTGTGCGGCTGAACAACGGCCTGCTGGTCATCGACGAGATCGCCGGTGCGCATGACACCGACGCATTGGCGCAAGAGATCCGCAGGCGGCACCCGCAGCAGCAGGTGTATATCTACCCCGACGCCAGCGGCGGCAGCCGCAGCACCAATGCAAGCCAAACCGACATCCAGATCCTTGAGTCTTATGGCATGTCCAACCAGTCGCCGCGCAGCAACCCTCCCGTCCGTGATCGGGTGGCTGCTGTTCAGGCTTTGTTGGAGAACGGCAAAGGGCAGGTCAGGTTGCAAGTGTCAGAAACTTGCAAGCGCGTCATCGAGTGCCTTGAGCTGCAGTGCTACAGCGACAAGGGCGAACCGGACAAGGACGCTGGGTTTGACCACATGAACGACGCACTGGGCTATCTGGTTTGGCGTGAGTTCAACCCGCTGCACGCTGGCGCTGGCCGCAGCACGGGCGTCAGGCTCTACTAGGGTTGACCACGGCGGCAATGAGTGGTATCTTGGGCATGTCCAACAGATTCCAACCATGACCACCAACCCTTGGATCAACCGCATCGCAGCCATCGCGCTGCTGGCAATGGTGTACGTCGCTGGCGTTGACAGCGGCATCAAAGCGGAGCACAATCAGCCTGCGTGTCAAGAACGCGTAAACTGACGGCATTGTCGGCATTGGTGCGCTGTGTATACCGGCTTCAACTTCTATGACAGGCCGCTTGCGCAGCGTACCGTCTCAAAAGTCAACGACCCCAACACGTCTTGGTACGCCCAAGAGCCGCATTGGATCTTGATTGAAGATCTACTGCAAGGCACTTATGGGATGCGCAAGAAGCATCGCCGGTACCTGCCGCAAGAACCACGCGAGCTGGACGAGTCCTACGACAACCGCCTAGCCCGTAGCGTATGCCCGCCGTACTACATCCGCCTTGAACGGATGCTGGCTGGGATGCTGACCCGCAAGCCAGTCAGGCTGGATGACACCGCCGACGCAATCCGCGAGCAACTGTTTGACGTAGACCTACAAGGCAATGACCTCAATGTCTGGACCTATGAAGCAGCCCGCAAGATGGTCAGGTATGGCCATGTTGGTACATTGGTGGATGCACCTGCTAATGGGGGTAGACCCTATTGGGTGACCTACACACCTAGGCAAATCCTTGGCTGGCGCACCGAGACGCAAGAAGGCAGGCAGGTGCTAACGCAGCTCAGGCTGGCTGAGGTGGTCACAGTGCCAGATGGCGAGTTTGGCGAGAAGGCTGTTGAGCAGATCCGTGTGCTGACGCCTGGTGAGTACCGCATCCACCGCAAGCAAGACAGCGGTGAGTTCACCGTCGTCGATGAAGGCCGCACCAGTCTTAGCCAGATCCCGTTCAGCATCGCCTATGCACAGCGGCATGGCTTCATGGAGTCACGCCCGCCGCTTGAGGACATCGCAGAGCTGAACCTTAAGACCTATCAAGTGCAGTCGGACCTTGACAACCAACTGCATATCAGCGCCGTGCCAATGCTGGCGTTTTATGGGTTTCCGTCGAGCGCTGAAGAGGTATCAGCAGGGCCGGGCGAAGCGATTGCATTCCCAGCCGAAGGCCGCGCCGAGTACATCGAGCCTGCTGGCCGTAGCTTTGAAGCGCAATTCCGCAGGCTTGAGCAGCTTGCGTTGCAGATCAACGAGCTAGGCCTGTCCGCAGTGCTAGGCCAAAAGCTAAGCGCCGAGACCGCCGAGGCAAAACGCATCGACCGCAGCCAAGGCGACAGCACCATGATGGTGATTGCGCAAAATATGCAGGACATGATCGACAACTGCCTGCAGTGGCACGCGCAGTACCTCGGCAATGCAACCGCTGCTGGTAGCGCTTACGTCAACCGCGACTTCCTTGGTGCACGCCTTGAGCCGCAGGACATCGCCGCCCTGCTGTCGCTGTACACCGCTGGCACCATCAGCCAAGAAACGCTGCTGACCGAACTTGCCGAAGGCGATGTGCTGGGCGATAACTTTGATGTAGACGAAGAGCTGGAGGCTACATCCAATGCGGGGCTTGATCTACCGTCTGCTGGACAAGCTGACAGACTGGCTGGTGGACCTGATGATCTGGATGGAGCCGAAGAAGCCCAGGAAGCAGGAGCTTGATTACACGATGTGCAAACTGCCAGATGAAGTGCTGGCGGTGATACGGCTGACGTGGTACAAAGACGGCAAAGCTGATGAAGTGGATGAGCTACGCATTATGGAAGATGGCCAAAACGGTTACGACGCCTTCGCTGCTGCGGTGCAGGGTGCATTAAAGCGCGGCGCCAATGTCAGCATCCGGTCGCAGTACAAACCTGACCAGTTAGGCATCATCTGATGGAAGCGCTATACCGCAACGCCATTGACTTGAACCGCTACAGCAATAGCGTTGCGCGGCGGATCATCAATGCCTATAACGACATCATCATCGACAGCGTCAACCAGCTACGCACGATTGATGACCTAGCCGCACCGGTCAAGGCTGCCAGGCTGCGTGGCATTTTGGCGCAACTCAAGGATTCGCTAGCGACTTGGGTGGGCGACAGCACCGAGCTGACGGCTAGGGAGCTGCAAGGTATCGCTGAGCTGCAGTCTGAATTTGTAGCCGAGCAGCTACGCAAGGCGCTACCCGCTGGCGCTCGTGACGCCGTCCGCACTGTGGAAATCAGTCCGCAATTCGCGCAGTCTGTGGTCACGACCGACCCGACCCAGCTCAATGTGGTCGCACTAAGCGATGACCTATTTGCTGCCGTACAAGGCGCACCGGCAACGTTCAACCTGACCGCAGCCCAAGGTGCCACCATCACGCTGCCGAATGGTGAGGTGGTCAGCAAAGCGTTCCGTGGCATAGCCGTTGACCAGGCCGAGCGGTTTAGTCAGGTGGTGCGGCAGGGGCTGCTAACCGGTGAGCCGACGCCAGCTATTGCCAAGCGGTTGATCGGCAGCCTTGAGTTTGGTGAGCGTGCGCGTAACGTGCGTCAGCTTGTCGCGGCAGGTGGGCAGGCAACAGCAGTGGCAGACAATCAGGTCATCACGCTTGTCCGCACCAGCATTAACCAAGTGGCCAATACCGCCAGCCAGCAGGTGTATGAGGCCAATCAAGACATCACCAAGCGATACCGTTACGTCGCCACGCTCGACACACGCACCAGCGCAATCTGCCGAGCACTTGACGGTCAAGAGTTTCCGTATGGCAGGGGCCCGACACCGCCGCTGCACTTCAACTGCCGCAGCACGAGAGTACCAATCATTGACTACGACGAGCTAGGGTTTACGCCGCCACCAGCAGGCACCCGCGCTAGTCAAGGGGGACAGGTGCCTGCAAATGAATCCTACGGCCAGTGGTTGGCTAAGCAGGACCTGCCGACTAAAGCCAAAGCGCTCGGCGCTGGCAAGGTTGCCTACTTTGACAAGCTGTCAGAAAAGTACGGACCGCAGAACGCGCTAGCCAAGCTGGTGCGTGATGATGGGTCAGAGCTAACCTTGGAACATCTCCGCGCTCGGTACGGTGCCCCTAAAAAAAGGTAGCTCTAAAAAGACCATCGCGGCTAACATCAAAGCTGAAATGAAGGCAGGCAAGCCGCAAAAGCAAGCCGTTGCTATCGCCTACGCCAAGGCTGGTAAATCTCGTAAGAAGAAAAAATGAAACGCGGCGACCGGGTTAGCTGGAACTACCAAGGCACACGCACCTTTGGCGTGATCACCAGCATCGGCGGTGAGCGGGCGACCATACCAACGCGAGGCGGTGGTAGCGTCACACGCGTCGGCAGCCAAGATGACCCAATCGTGCGCATTAAATCTGAGTCAACCGGCAACGCGGTCATCAAGAAACGGTCAGAGCTGAAACCCGCACCACGGCGATGATTACCTATCGCGGCGAGCAGTTTGAGGGTTACAACAAACCCAAGCGCACGCCAAACCACCCAACCAAATCCCATGCGGTACTTGCCAAAGAAGGCGAGACCGTAAAGCTGATCAGGTTCGGTCAGCAGGGCGTATCTGGCTCACCAGCACGAAAAGGAGAATCGGCAGCAGACAAAGCCAGACGGGCATCGTTCAAAGCAAGGCACGCCAGTAACATCGCCCGTGGGAAGATGTCTCCGGCATACTGGGCAAATCGTGAGAAGTGGTGACACGCTCCTGCGCGTGAATCCACTCCTTCAGCTCCGCCACATACCACCGCAGGTCTTGCGCTTTGGCGGCGTGCCATCCGTTGCCGGTACTGCGGTACAGCTCCTCATGCCGGTCTACTGCATCAAGGCACTGCTTGATCAGTGGGTTCCACGGTTCCCGCACAGGCGTGTCCCATTCACGCTTTGACACGATCACACCGCGCCATTACGATGGCAGCGTAATTAAGCCTGCGGCTTATCCATGTCTGATGAAACACAAACCCAGGAGCCTGCGGCTACTGAGGTTGACTTGCAACGCAGTGTTGAAGCACTGGAGCGCAAAAACCAAGAGCTGATTGCTGAGTTGCGCGCAGCAAAATCCAAAGCACCAAAGCTGCCTGATGGTGTCAACGTCGATGAGCTGCTGGAGTTCAAGCGCAATCATGAGCAGCAGCAGCTCGAATCTCAAGGCAAATACCAAGAAGCCAGACAGGCTTTGGAGTTGCAATTCCGTGAGGCGACGGCGGAAAAGGACCAGCGCATTGCTGAACTTGAATCCCGCGTCCGCGAACTTGAACTTGTCACGCCAGCGGTGACGGCATTGGCCGACATCGTGCATGACCCTGACATGGTGCTAAAGACCAAATTGAGTGCCGACCAGATTGAACGCGACCCAGACGGCACTGTCGTGGTGGTCGATGGCTACCAGCGCACGCCCGTTAGCGAATGGGCCAAGAACCTGCCAGCTTGGATGCAAAAGCAACCCAAGCCGCAGGGCGGCGGCGCCCCTGCTGCTGGTGTGACAACCAACAGCATCCCGCCAGGCATGGCCAATCCGTTCAACAGGGATACATTCAACCTGACAGAACAGGCGCGGCTGTTTCGTACAGACCGTGATTTGTATGAACGTATGAAAGCAACAGCTAACCGCTAAGCTATTTGCAACCGGCTGCGCTGGTGCATTGGGCTGCGCCCACACCGTAAACCATTCCCCCGAGATGAATCATGGCGACTCTTCGCTCTGACATCATCATCCCAGAGGTTTTTACGCCTTACGTCATTGAGCAAACCACGCAGCGTGATGCCTTCTTGGCTAGCGGTGTGGTTCAACCCATGGCGGAGCTGAATGCAACTGAGGGTGGTGACTTTATCAATGTCCCCTTCTGGAAAGCCAACCTGTCCGGCGACTTTGAAGTGCTGACCGACAGCACCTCGCTGACCCCCGGCAAAATCACTGCTGACAAGCAAGTAGGAGTCATTTTGCATCGGGGGCGTGCCTTCGAAAGCAGAGACCTAGCCGCCCTTGCTGCTGGCGCTGACCCCATGGCTGCTATCGGCGCCAAGATCGCTGACTACGTTGCTAACCAGCGTCAAAAGGACCTGCTGTCCTGCCTTGGCGGTGTGTTTGGTAGCCTCGGCGGTACCTCCAGCTCTGCTGCTTTCTTTGGCCTGACCATTGACGGCGAGTCTGGCGACACCCCGACCACGCTGAGCCCCCGCCACGTTGCCGAAGCCCGCAGCCTGCTGGGCGATCAAGGCGACAAGCTGGCTGCTGTGTGTATGCACAGCAAGGTCTATTACGACCTGGTTGAGCGTCGCGCTATTGACTACGTGACCGAGACCGACGCACGTCTGACCTCCAGCGTCACCGACTTCGTTGGCGGCAGCATTGCTGGCGCTTACGGCAATCCCACAGTCCCCACCTACATGGGCCTGCGCGTGATCGTGTCGGACGACGTGCAAACCGACGGCACTGGCGCCACCACCGAGTACGCCACCTACTTCTTTACCCAAGGAGCAGTGGCCAGCGGTGAGCAGCTCGCAATGCAGACTGAAACCGATCGCGACATTTTAGCGAAATCGGATGCCATGTCAATCGACCTGCACTACTGCTACCACCCCGTTGGCGCTAAGTGGGCAGTGACCACGACCAACCCGACCCGCGCTCAACTGGAAACCATCGGCAACTGGTCGAAGGTGTACGAGCTGAAGAACCTCGGCATCGTGCGCGCCACCAACACCTCCAACTTTGATTGAGGTAACTAACCATGGCACAACCTTCCCAGTTTGAACTGTCAACCGAGCAGTATCTGGTTGCTACCCACTACATCGCCTCTTCGGTGGCCGATGTGCAGTTCTACACCGCTCCGGTGAAGTGCGAAGTGGTTGCAATCCGTGAGGTGCACGCCGTTGCTGGCGATGATGGCTCCGCTGTTACTGGCACGATTCGTCGTTGCCAAGGCACTGAGGCCGCCACCGCTGGTGATGACCTGCTTGGGTCCACCAAGATCAACCTCAAGGGCACTGCTCTGACCGAGCAGGCTCCTGCCCTGACCAGCACCACCGCCAACCTGACCCTGGATGCAGGCGACCGTCTGTCTCTGGATGTCACCGGCACCACCACCACTCTGGCTGGTGTGATCGTCACCGTGCTGCTTAAGCGCGTCTGATGGGGCTGTTCGCTTTCCGGCGACTGCGTGATCGTGAGGCTGCCTCTACAGAGGTGGCCTCTATTTCTATGCCAGAGCCCACTCCTACACTGACACCAAAGGTGCAGACAGATGGCAGTAGTAATCGACGCAACAGCGGGCGGCGCAAACGCCAACAGCTACCTGACGCTGGCGGCAGCGCAGACGATCATTGATGGTATGGTCCTAGATGCTGATGTAACGGCATGGGGCACCGCTACAACTGACAACAAGAATCGAGCGCTGGTGTCCGCCACCCAACGGCTTGACCGCGAACGATTCCTTGGCGCACGAGCAACCGATACGCAGGCGCTGCAGTGGCCGCGTACTGGCGTGCGCAAGCCTGATACCTACATCAACACCTACGCGGTTGGGTTTCCGTTTCGCATTACGACGGATTATTTCACCGATACCGAAATCCCAACGCAGATCGAATACGCACAGGCCGTGCTGGCGGTTTACCTAAACAACAACCCTGACGGACTTGGCCTGAGTGGGCTTGAGGACTACAAGAACGTAAAGATCGGCAGCCTTGACGTGACGCCCAATCTTGGTTACGGCGCTGTTGGTGCAGACAAGGTGCCACCGCTGATGGAGCGCTACTTGACAGGGCTTAGAATTAGTGGACCAGGCAATGTTGCCATCCGCAGGAGCTGACCATGGGTTACAAGTACCCCGGCGCTGAGTTCATCGACGACACCGCGGCGCACGCTGGCCGCTTTGGCAAGATTGTCGCGCTTGAGGATTCGGTGATCGCCAGCCTGACCGCAATGGACTACACCGGCAACACGCTGAGCGCTATTCCGCTCAAGGCAAGCTGCGAAATGGAAGGCGTGTTTACCAGTGTCACACTGACCAGCGGCACCGTCGTTGCGTATCGAATCTGATGTCCGTTCAACCCGGTCAGCACAACATTGCGGTGCAGCGCAGGGCTGACTATGACCTGCAGTTGCAATTTAAGGACGGCACCGGCACTGCCATTAACTTGACGGGCTGGACTGCTTACGCGCAAGTCTGGAATCAAGATCGCAGCACTAAATATGCAGATTTTGCCGTGACATATACAAATAGATCAACGGGAACTATTAAGATTGCTCTCACGGACACTCAGACAGCAACATTGCCAAATGAAGCATATTACGACGTTTTACTGGAAGACACGAGTGGTTTGAGAAATTACTACTTGGAAGGTATTGTTTACGTTTCCGAAGGCTATACGGCACCTTGAATCATGAGCACTGCAACTGTTGTTGTCAACGAGACTCAGTATTCAATCGTTATCACACAGGATGGCGAGTCAACAACAGTTGTAACTCAACCTGCTGACGTAGAAGTTATTGTTTCAAGCCTTGGTCCAGCCGGACCTGCCGGTGAAGGCGTGCCATCTGGAGGCACTCAATATCAGCTGCTTCAAAAAGACAGCACTACAAATTATGACGCCAGTTGGACATCAGAGCCGCAGGTAGACGCATTGCAGTTCAATGCTGCAGCAGCTATTAGCGTCGCCAATGGTCAGCTTGCTTGGAATGCTGATGAAGGCACACTTGAGCTAGGCAAGGGAGGAATCAGCAATTACATCGGCCAGGAGATGATGGTCCTATGTAGAAATGCAAGTAATACCACCACAATTCCCAAAGGTACTGCCGTTAGGTTTGCCGGCACTCTTGGCGCTAGCGGCAGATTGAAAGTGGCACCGATGGTAGCTGATGGCACCTATCCGGGCTATGTGTTTTTTGGCGTCACAGATCAAGCGATTGCCGGTGCGTCTGATGGCTATGTCACCGTCTTTGGTAAAATTCGCGGCATTGATACCGATGCCTATAGCGAAGGTGATATTTTATGGTGTGATCCTGCGGTGCCCGGTGGCTTTACTGCTATTGAACCTGCAGCGCCAAATCTTAAGCTGGCCGTTGCCGCTGTAATTAGTGCTACCAACAACGGCACGATTTTTGTTCGATGGGATACTGGCCGCAAGCTGCAAGATTTGCATGATGTAGAAGCAAGCGGCAACAAAGTGAATGGTGATGTTTTGACTTGGGTGGCAGCCAATAGCCGATGGGAGGCGCAGGCTCCTTTGCTAGCCATCAATGACGCGGCTAAAGTAGACAAGAGCATTGTTTATTACGATGCAGCATCAGCCACATACAAGGCTGACAACATCTGGACCACCTCTACCCTTGTTGATGGAGCCAACTTCTAATGGCCAACACGATTCGCATTAAGCGCCGTGCCGCTGGCGGCTCAACTGGCGCTCCGGCATCTCTTGCTAATGCAGAGCTTGCCTACAACGAGTCAGATGCTGGGAATGGCATACTCTATTACGGTTACGGCACTGGAGGAGCTGGTGGCACTGCTACCCAAGTCGTAGCTATTGGCGGCGATGGCGCATTTGTCAGCCTGAGTGGCAATCAGACCATTAGTGGCACCAAAACCATCACTGGCACGCTTGCTATTGGCAGTGCCACGCTGAGCGGTAATGCCACCTTTAGCAATGATCTTATCGTTACTGGCAACTTAACAGTCAACGGTACCACCACAACTGTCAACAGCACGACTGTCACTGTTGACGACAAAAACATTGAACTGGGCAGCGTTGCCAGTCCTGACGACACGACTGCTGATGGCGGCGGAATCACGCTCAAAGGCGCAACCGACAAGACGATCAATTGGGTCAATGCCACTGATGCCTGGACATTCAGCGAGCATCTCGATCTTGCCAGCACCAAGGAATACCGCATTGCTGGCACCAAGGTGCTCGATGCCACCGGCCTTGGTAGTGCTGTCGTAAGCAGCAGCCTAACCAGCGTTGGCACCATTGGCACTGGCACCTGGCAGGGTACTACCATTGGCACCGCCTACGGCGGCACCGGCCAGACCACCTATACCGATGGCCAGCTGCTGATCGGCAACACCGCTGGCGGTTTGACCAAAGCCACGCTGACTGCTGGCAGCAATGTCACCATCACCAACGGAAACGGCACGATCACAATCGCCGCTGCCGACACCAATACCACTTACACCGCAGGTGATGGTCTCGATCTGGTCGGCACCGAATTTAGCCTAGACATCCGCACCGGTCGCGGCCTCCAGATAACCAGCACCGAATTGGATCTGGACGATGACTTGGCCACGCTGGCTGGGATGCAGACTGGCGCCGCCACAGCGTTAGCTGCTCTGACATCAACGGAAGTCGCCGTCATCGACGGTGGCACCAGCGCGACCGCTACCACCCTGGCCAGCACCGACCGGATGGTGGTCAACGATGCAGGCACCATGGTACAGGTTGCATTGAGTGATCTGGTGACCTTCTTGGAAGATGGCACTACGTCCGGTTTCGATATTGACGGCGGAACGTTCTAGAATGGGCTGTCCGCCTAGATAGGCACCAGGACTGCCAGATGGCAAACATAATCAAAATTAAGCGATCTGCTGTCGCAGGCAAGGCTCCTGTCGTTGGTGATTTGCAGCTTGGTGAGCTAGCGCTTAATACCTATGATGGTAAGCTCTACACCAAAAAGAATGTTAGTGGCACCGAGTCTGTCGTTGAAATAGGTGCTGGCAGTAGCGGTACCACCGGCCCAATCCTGCAGCCCGCGTACTTGATCAGCGAGAACGTCACGCTGGCTGCCAATCGCCATGGGCTGTCATTAACCAGCGTTGAAGTCGCTAGCGGCTACAGCGTTGAGGTGCCAAACGGCGCCACTTGGACCATTGCCATTCTTTAATCATGCCTTACGGATCCGTCAAAGTTGACAGCATCGTCACCAGCACCAAAACGGTGACGGTGGACAACTTGGCCAGCACCAGCGATCTGAGCGCGTATGGCGCAAAAGACACCGCCCAAACCTGGACCAAGGGGCAACGCGCTGAGGTGACGGCGCTGACCGACGCAGCCACCATTGCGGTTGACTTTGCCGATAGCAACAACTTCTCGGTGACGCTCGGCGGCAACCGCACACTGGGCAATCCCACCAACCAAGTGGCCGGGCAGTCTGGGTCGCTGTTCGTGACGCAAGACGGCACCGGCTCGCGGACCTTGGCGTATTCGTCGGACTGGGAATTTGCAGGTGGTACTGCACCTACACTCAGCACAGCGGCCAGTGCCGTGGATCGCATCGACTACATTGTCCGCGCAAGCGGCAGCATCCACGCTGTACTTACCAAAGCCTTCGCCTGATGTCAGTCTTTCACGAGAACATGCTGATCGGTTCGTCCGGTCAGGGCGCCCCAGCCGCAACGGGCATCTCCAGGTCGCTGCGTTTCAATAGTAGTGACAGTGCCTACTTGTCCCGCACCCCCGCATCTGCTCCAACTAGCACTAGAAAGTTTACTTACAGTACGTGGGTTAAGCGCTCGACCTTCGGCAGCTATCAAGGCTTCAGTCTTGCTGCTACAGGGCGCGACGGTATTTACTTTATGGATACCGATGCGGTAGCAGTGTTTTTCGCGGAAGGCACTCAGTCATTTACATATACGCAATCACTATTTAGAGATCCATCTGCATGGTATCATTTTGTAATATCAGTTGACACAACTCAATCAACTGCCGCAAATAGGATTGCTATTTATGTAAATAGCGTCCTACAGCCACTGACGGGAACTTATCCATCTCAAAACTACGATTTTACTAACTTTAATGCAAGCGGAAAAACACAGTCAATAGGCTACGCACTGGCTGCTTCTCAGTATTTCAATGGGTATTTAGCTGAAATCTACTGTATTGATGGTCTTGCGCTAGACCCCACCAGCTTCGGCGAGTTTGACGCCACCACCGGCGTGTGGAACCCGAAGGCATATACCGGCAGCTACGGCACCAACGGCTTCCATCTGGAGTTCTCGGACAACAGCAGCAACACCGCGACCACATTAGGGAAGGACACTAGTGGCAATGGCAACAACTG